TTAGATTTACCAGCACCATTTTCGCCGGAGATTAAAGTTCTATCATATTTGTCCAAATATATTTCACTGAAATACTGACCAGTGCTCAAAAAGTTTTTCCACCTCAGAGTTTTGAATTTTAACATAAATTTATTATACCATAAAAGTTAAATTTTGTCAAGGGATTGAGTTTTCTTTTGTTAGGCTTATGAAATTTTCTGTCTGGGCGACACTATTCCCCAAATGAGTGCCTATTGTTCTTGCTATTTTTGTGTCAACATTTTTTAATTCCGGGGTGGCAAGAACACGATTGATTAATTGACTGCTATTCAGTGAAGATTCCGATAGCCTCCTCATTTTTTCATGCATTTTTGTGCGGTCATAACCAAGAGTGGTGGCTTTTGTTACCGCCCACTCCATAACCGCATAAGGAAGATGCTCTTCTAGTTTTCTTGGATCCATAAAAAATCGTGTCTCTTTCATGATCTTGATACAACACATAATTATTTCATCAACTGTCAAAAAAATTTTAGATAAAAGAACCCGCCTGTTTGCAGAATCATCTAAAGATCTTTCTAACCATTGATTGGATGCTGTATCAATGAATGTATTTAAATACCCAGTCATAGTCCTTGCTAGAGAGCAAACTTTTTCACTCGTAATCGGGTTGCTTTTATATGGCATCGCCGAAGAACCAACTTCTAATTTCTTTTCACTTGCTTCTCCCACCATGCATAAAAGTCTAATATCATTACACATTTTTGCTAGTGCAGAAGACAATGCCACCAAAGATGAAACAATCATTATATCTTGCGTTCTATGATAGGTTTGTCCGCAGTTATCAAACGGAGTAAAACCAAAATCAGAACAAATACAATCTTCCATCAGACTTACTTTTTTAGGATTGATATAGCAATACCCAGTTTGATTACCGACAGCACCTTTTGTCCCCCGCCATTTCATACTTGATTCCATTCGATCAATTTCCCTGAGGCACATCATAACAGATTCTCCCCACATAGAAATTCGTCTTCCTATAGTGGTGATTTGTGCTTTTTGACCATGTGTATACCCCAAACACGGTGTAGTTTTATCACAGGATGCTCTCATAACTATGGCATCCATCAGTTTTTTCCCATTGTTGATGAGATATACAAGAGAATGCCTGATCCGCACACAATCGGCATTATCTACAACATATTGGCTTGTCGCACCAAGATGGATGTACTTTCCGTGTTCTGGTCCACATTGATCTCTATATTCCAAAATCGCTGCATAAACATCATGACCGTTTTGCTTATCATACTCATTGATTTTATCAATATCAATGCATTCAACAACCTCTTCCATCCGTTCAAGTGTTTTTGTGGGAATTTCCACCATTTTTGTGAAACTTTGTGCCTGTGCCAGAGACAACCACAACTGCCTCCACAGTTTATATTTATTTTTATCATTCCAGATCTGTCTCATTATATCAGAACCATATCTGTTCTGAAACGGGTCACTATACATTTTTATCTCCATAATAAAGTAGGACGGGTGAGACTTGAACTCACGAAAACAAAGTTATAAGCTTTGCTGCTGATGCCATCCGCTTCCGTCCCATAATAATTAATTCACAAACATTCTCAATTTTTTATTACTAACATGGTCGTATTCATCTTTGAGAAGATAGTTGGATTTTTGCCTATCATCGTCATGTCCTAGTCTTACACCTATTTGATCAACATTCATGGCACGGAACCTATGAAAATGCCCTTCTAATACCCCCATAATCTGCTTAGAATGATCAACCGCCTCTTGTTCTTCGCTTCCCAGAGAAATATCAATGTGTAATCTATAATTATTCATGTTCGCAAAGCCTCCAAATAAAGTTCTTTTACCAATTTTTGAATTTTTTCCTGATCTTTAATTTTTTCACTTAATCTAACTTCATCAACCAACAAATCAATTGTGGACTTATTTAGTTCATCCCCAGAAGATTCCTCACTAACAACATCATCTAAATCTTCAATAATAGTGAGATTATAAGTACCTACATTATACATTGAATCAATGATACTGTCAAGAATTTCCGGTTTATTTTTTTCGGCTACGTAAATTTTTACGAATTTGCCTTTGTATTGGTCTATACTGTTTAATAGATCTGAATAGTCCGATTTAGAATCATCGTATTTAATATGAAAAAACATTTGATATGGGTTTTCAATAAATTCTAAACTTCTATCATCTGTATCTAAAACCCAAAAGCCCTTCGTATCTCCGGCATCAGAATAAAACATCTGATACGGAGCACCCAAATATTTAATATTGTCTTTTTCGGATCTACAATGGAAATGTCCAGATAAAATTTGTTCATATCTATCAAAAATTTTGTGATCCATACCAAAGGGGTTGTTTAAACCCCTCAACATTTCAAACCCTTTTAGTTCTAAATGTGCAATCATCCAACTCGCAGGAGCAGATTTGATAAAATCCAGACTTTCCTGTTCATTTTTTTGATTAACCCACGGCAATAAAGCAATATCCATTCCATCAAAGCCAACAATGGCAGGTTTTTCGTAAAGAATGAAATCACCCGGATATTGTGATTCAAATATCTCTTTCATTGAATTAACTTCATTTGTATTTTTAAAATAAGTATCATGGTTTCCAAGAATGCAATGCATTTTGACTCCATACTTATCAAATAAAACAGACAAAAACTCTTTGCGAATTCTGTTTAAAATATTGAAATTGACATATCTGCGGCGGTCAAGAAAATCACCAGCATGAATAACAGTTGTTATATTATTTTCCTCAATATAAGGAAAAAATACATTATCATAAAACTTCATAAAATAGTCAAAGAATAATTTATTATCACCTCTAATTCCGAAGTGTGTATCAGTTAGTATTGGTATTTTCATAGTAAAGAGTCTAAAGTTCCACCGCTAGATTTTTTCACTTTCTTTTTGGGTTCAAACTTCTTGATGTCGTTGTCTGAAATGTTAACCGTTGATTTTGCAGAAAATTTTTCGTGTGGATTTTCTTCGCTCCATTTCGGAAAATTTGCCGAATCCTTATGCTGTTCTATTAGTTTATATTTAATAAACATTTGCTTTTTTTCTTTTTGTATTCTTCTGAGAAAGGCATAATACATCATCTGCGTAAAATAAGCAAAAGGATTTTTCCCCTCAGGCTTAAAATTGTGTGCATAAAGGATGGCATTCTCTATAGCATCACCAATCATTTCTTCTCTGTATGGATAGTTGATAAAGCATGATCTTTTAGACAATCCTTCGGCAATTTTTAAAAAACAACTCCCGATATAGTCAGTGACTGGTGGTCTGGGTTCGCCTATTTCTTCTGCTTCTACAACTGTTTTTTTCCATTCACATAGTGCAGCCCAGAATTCTTTATTATCAACATAATGATTTGGGTTTTTCTTTGGTTTTTTATCGGGTTTTTTATCGGGTTTTTTATCGGTCACAGTAGTCCTTTCTAATCAAAATGCGAAAACTACATTATACCACAAAAACACCCGGTTGTCAATTATTGACAAATCGAGCAGCCTATACTAGATAAAAAGTCTTCTTTGGTTTTCTCGGTATAATAGAGGTTCACATATTGTTGAAATAATCATCTAAGTACGGCGACCAATCATTTAGGTCATTGCCATAGTCCTCTCTATCTTTATTAATATTATCATCATCCCAAAGATCCTCTTCATCGGTCGGATCCATATGGGAACATATAATATCACTTACAATGTTACTAACCATGTCATGAAAAGATGGATTTTCTTCTTCGTCTAGATCTGGTTCTTCCGAAGCATTCTTGTTGATATCTTCCATTTTTTTGTGGGTTTTATAGGCTTTTAGTGCTTCGTTGTTCGGTGGAAGAATTGCGAATACAAGACTTTTTGGAATTGCAATATGGTTTGCTAAGGAAAATTCTACCCAATTATTTAAATAAACAAATTCTCTTCCCATGGGGGAGGCTGGTTCATCCGGATCTCGCATGATCAACGTGACGATTTTCATTGGTCTATCTAAGAACAGTTTTTCTTCGTTCGAATTTCGAATATGGGTAATAATTTGTTCGCCTGTATTTAACCGGAGAATTCTTATATTATTGCCATTCTGTTCTGGTTGGTGGTGCATCTCAGTGAAGGGTGATGATACCTTGACAGGAATTTCCAGCGGCGACCGATCTGACTCCAACTCCAGCAATATCTAAGAGTGAACCATCAGGTACATTATGGAATTTAACACCAGCTACATTAGCAAAATCGACTACAAGGTGACCACCTGTACCGACAAAAAGACCTTTAAAATCTCCGGTAACACCAACACCAACGGGGATTGCTGATCCAAAGCTATAGTTTCTAGCAGACATAAAAATTCTCCTTTTTATCCATTTATATTTATAACGATTTGGTTCACGTCAAAATTTTCAGAATCATAAATTTCAAGTCTTTCCTCATAATGACGGTAGGTATGGTTGACATATTTCTTCCATCGTAAATCATCGCTTATGTCAAATAAGCGTGCTTTTTCTTTTTGGTCTGACTTTCTAAGTTGTCTGCCGATTGATTGAAGAATACGTATTCTTGACTTAGACGGAGAAGCAAAAATAATATTATGGAGTTTTTTAATAGAAACACCCGTAGAAAACGTCCCATACGAGGCTACAATTATTGCATCATCTTCTTTCTCAGTTATTTTTCTTATTTCTTCCCGGATATCTGTAGATACTCCCCCGTGGACGAGAAATACCTTTCCTTCGCTTTTAGACCTCATTTGTTCATAAAGGGGCATTCCATGGTTCTTGACGTACTGAAATAGTATCAGAGTGTTTCCCTTGACCTTTTTCGCAAGATCCGTTATGAAATCGTTCCTCGCTTGGAGTTGCACAAGCTGACCAATTTCTTCCTGATAGGTTAATTTCTTATACGACTGACAAACTTCCTTGGGATATTTGAGTAGTACAGATTCAATTTCAAATTTAGAAAGAATTTCTTTGTTAATCAAATCCTTGGTAGATGCGGCTTTAAAAACTGTACCAAACAAACCTTCGATCATTAATTTGTGTGCTTTTATTCCATCTAATGTCCCTGTCGTCCCTATCCGTATGGGGCAGTCCACCAGTTTTTCCATAATCGCCGTCAACGATTTTGCTTTATATAAGTGGCACTCATCTCCAAAAACCACTCCATATTGGTCAAAAAATTCTTGCGGCATTTTATAAAGAGATTGCCATGTGGATATAGTAACTTGTAAATCCGTTTCTTTTTCTTTTCCAGAATATATCCTGTGACAATTTTCTTCAGTGGACCAACCGGACTCGGAAGAATAATCTTCAAAATCAGTATGCATTTGTTCAACCAGGCTGGTAGTCGGCACAAGAATCAAGATTTTTTTATCAGTCGTGTTTTGATAATGTCGCATCAGGCTGTATATGATAAGACTCTTTCCACTGCCCGTTGGGCTTAAAAGTAGTGCACGATCATTGTTTAGACAGTGTTGTATTGCGGTGAGTTGATGGCTATGTGGAATTATCCTAGCACCCCCCGAACACGGCTTAATATACCCATCCATGAAATTTTCAATGGCTTTTAAGTTTAAATCAACGGTTTTCTTTAGAAGAGAAGTTCCCTGGTCCTCGGAAAGTTCATAACCTCTATCTTCACAAAACTTAATTAAATAGGGAACAAGACCAACATATAAATGGCGTTTGAACATGTTGAACAAACGTATTTTACCGTCCCACTTTCGATACTTGAATGCAGGCGTGTATTCGGCTCCCGGAACATTAAAAGTAAAAAACTCGTTTAGTTCCCTAGCAATATCTCGTTCACATTCTATTTGAATATTAACAGAATCTATGGGGGATATTTTTATCAAGATTAGTGTCCCCCATGCATAAACTTCCGCCATTCTATAGCATTCCGAATATGCCAGTTTCGATTGTTTATTGATTTGATAACATCTTCAAGGTATTTAACCTTGGTTTCAGAATAGGCTTTTCTATCCCGGATTAGACATAACTCCGTATCCGAATCCAGATATATGTGTACGTCTTGTCTAAGAATTTTATGCTGAAATGGTTCCCATTCCAGCCTATCCAATTCTTCTTTATCCAACTTGCCGGTATAATATTCCCATTTTAAACGGAATAACTGTTTATACTCAGTTTCCAGCTTCTTGAATCTAAGAATTTCGTCATTTAGAAAATTTAGATATTTGGAGTGGACTTGGGGTGTCTTAAGGGCCTCCTGATCTAGGAGGGTCTGATCAACCACCGAATCTTTTTCTACCATTTTTTTGATGTCATCTAAATTCATACTCACATTATAACATGGCTATCAGATCTTGTCAAGCACGCTCTATTTCATAATAATCATAAGAAAAAGTTGCTGTAGCCGTAAGTGGCGCAGCATCAACATCGGTAGAGTCAAACGTTAAGTCACTGATACTGTTTGGGAACATATTATAAAATTTAACAATATATTTTGGTTTCATAGAGCTGTTAGTAACAACAAGAGTGCCATCCGAATAGTGATCTGCTGGGAGGTCAACCATATGATTAAAATCATATGTAGTGCTGATACCCATGATCCAATCATGAATTTCAAGCCAGTTATTAAGATTTTCATCCACAACAAAATTAAGAGTCAAATCTCCATATTCTGCACGACCACCGGGGTGCTTTATTGATGTAAACGTGCTTGTCTGAATCACACTGGGGAGGTTTACCCCCGGAAGTGCTGTTGCTTGACAAAAATAGGATGTGTTTGGTGTTCTTAAAAGGCTGAATTTAAAAAAAGTTGGCAACATAGGGTTGTCACTTTCGGGTTGCCTATCCAAGATGTTTTGTTTTACACCCGGTGGGACACCCGGAAGATCCGAGCCTGTGATACCTGCATTTGGATTAGTATTCATACGGTATTTATATACAAAAAGGGGGGAGATCCGAAAATCTCCCCCCCTTCAGTTAATCACTATTTATTCAGTTATCAGACGCCGGTTTCCTGAGCACCAGAGTTGATACCATGGAGGTCATCAACACGGAAGATTCTGTAATAGTAGTTAGCACGCGCTGCCGCTGCTGAGAGCGGATCGCTTGCAGATACTCCCACGAACGGGTTGTTGACCATGCCGTAGCGGGTCTTGAAACCGATCTTGGGCTGGAAGGTGTTCTCACCAACCGCACGCACCATTTGCAATGGGACGTATGGGCAGTAGAAAAGACCAGCATCATAAGGGCTAGAACCCTTATAACCAACTGTGCAGTAGTTAACACCAGCGTATGGGTCAACATAAACCTTAAGAGCACCACCACGCATAGTACCAACAAACGTGTTGCCAGTATCATCAACCTTGAGATTGCCGGGGGCATGCTCGAGGCTTAAGTAACCTGCCATTGTGAGTGCCGAAGCAACGTCACTGGAGCAGATAAGGATGTTGCCCTTGCCACGGCGTGATTCCTTGGCAATGGTGTTGCACTCACGCTCGATTTGGAAGAGAAGACCAGCGAATCGCTCGCTTGACCATCTACCATCCGAATCGCGAACGAGACTGTAGATACCACCAATACCGTCGTGTGCAACACCGGAATTGAATGTAGTACCTGCGCCACCCTTGTTGTAAAGGTCAGCCTGCTGGCAACCCAACTTAGCAGTTGTGTTGATGGTTCGGATAACCTCTCGGTTGATCTCAGCGAGAATCTCGTTGCTGAGGATGTTTGAGAGTTCAGTCTCTGCATCAAGACCGTGAACTGCCTTGAGATCTTGGGCGAGTTCTGTGGTGTACTCTGCCTTGAGGGCGCGAGTTCTTGCTACGACTGACGTACGATCAATGGTGAATGCCATTTCAGCAAACTTATTGCCGGGATTTTCATCACCAAGGGCTTCACCAGCACTCGTTGCATAACCACGGGTAGTGGTGTAGTCATCGATTGCACCGATACCACCAGTAACACCAGCGAACGGATCGTTTTCAGGAGCAGCAACAGAGCCGGCGTAACCAGTTGAACCAGAACCACCAAACTTGGTGTGTGGTTCATTGATGCCTAAGGCTTCACTGCCACCTTGCAAGTCATACTTGGCCTTGAGGGCAAAGATGAGTCCAGTAGGACCAGTCATTGGTTGAACACCACAAACGTCGTATGCCATTAAGTTGGGCATAGCACGACGGACGAGGGAAATCAAAACTGGGTTAAAAGTTCTGATACCACCGGCACCATCAGTTGTGCTTGGTGCACCAATTGCATTGGTTGGAGCGGCTTCGAACAAACCTTGCTCTCGCATTGCCTGTTCTTGATTCTCAAGAAGAACTGCTGTAACATTCTTCTTGTAACTTTCGCTAATTGGGTTTAAATCCGGATGATCGATGATCGGCGCCCATTTGCGCTTAAGCTGCTCTGCTAATTGCATGGCAGGATCGTTATTGTCTTGTGTGAACATTTAAGTTCTCCTCTTGTTTATAAAATGAAAGGAAGTCAGGAATTACTCTTGACTTGTCTGTTAATGTGTTTGAGATACGAATTGATAGTGGGATCGCTGGATGATACCTCTTCTTTGGTTTCATCACCAGCATTTTCCCCTAAAGATTCTGGTTCTGGATTAGCACTGCCGCTTGGAAGTGTCTGATTTGAGAAGTAAGACTTC